AAGGTTGGTATTTCTCTACCTTCAAGTGCTTTTAATCTACTTTGTAAACCACTGGGATCAAAGGTTGGTATTTCTCTACCTTCAAGTGCTTTTAATCTACTTTGTAAACCACTGGGATCGAAGGTTGGTATATTTGCTAAATCATCTTTGGTTAAAAAATTACTTGCATCAAAATTTGGTAAAGATCCAAGTCCAGTTAAATTTATACCAGGCATGGTGCTTTTAGCACCTTTTAAAGCATTAGATAAAAAACCCATATTAAGAAACCTTAGCTTGTGAAGCGAAAGTATCCATCATCTTATACATAAGATCCATACCACGCTCTCTGTTCTCTTCTGAAGACGGAACCAGGCTGATAATGCCACCAGGCTCAGACTTCATTTCATAAGATCCTGCGCCTCTTACGGCCCTTCCAGTCATAACAAATTCACCGTCACTCAACATAGCTGGTATATCATCACTGGTTTCTGTTCCTGGACCGTTTATATCGCCGTCCATTCTTGGAAAATTATTTGGATCTAGTTCGCCACCTTCTTGCATTTGTACTGCTCCACCTTCGGCGTAAGCCATTACAGGGCCGCCATACATTAAACCTCTGGCCATACCGCCTTCAAGATCTTCTACAGCTCCGCCGTACATCATTTCTCTTGGTTTACCACCAGATAGCTCTGGTAATGTCCCTTCGGGTAATAAACCAAACTCAACTGGGTTTGGTGCTTGTTGTCCCATTCTTCTGGCTATTTCAGCTTCTATGTTATATCTGCCTGTAGGACTCATGGTAGTAAGTGGGGTTAGAGGTACGCCTGTTTGTTTTTTAGCGTCTTCGTAAGCCAGCTTACCTAAACCAGCAGCTAGTCCACCGATACCCAATAAACCAAGAGGTGACATACCACCAGCTTGTTGTTGGCCGCCACTTAATATACCACCGCCTTGTGGACCAGTTCCTAACATGTCTTCTACACCTTGTGGTAATAATTTAGAACTTAAAAATTGCATCGGCGTTTTACCACCTAAAAATCCACCAGATTGTTGTTGTGCTAAATAAGCCTGTTGTTGTTCAGGTGATAATTGTGCAAACTCTGCCTCTGTCATGGCTGGAGCTTGTGGTTGACCTAATCCTGTTAGGCTGCCTAAACCTCTTCGTATTGACGGGCCTAACTGCCCACCAAATATGCCTGTATCACCTGCTGCTGGGTTAAAGAATGTGCTTGCTAAATTACCAGATCTTAAACCGCTGCCCAATGCCTTAAATTTATCTAAAGTACCAAGACCACCAAAACCGCCTTGACCGACAGCTTTACCGCCAACAGAACCTAAGCTACCAACACCGCTGAATAATTTACCAGCACCATAACCACCGAGTGCTCCAGAAATTGCTCCTTTCAATCCTTTACCTGCTGCTACATTGGTTGCAGCTCCGATCGCTCCAGCTAATACTGGTCCCACTCCTGGAATAAAGTTTGCCAACGGACCTGCTATTGGTGCTATTTTTTTGACAACTTTTTTTAGTGCTTTACCAATTTTCTTAAAGAAAAATTGTTCTAAACCAGTAACTGGATTCAAACTAGCAATACCCGAACCTACGATCGCTTGTTCTGGGTTTATATCAAATTCGTCAAACTTTTTAGCTAATGCTGATTCAAACTGTGCATCTTCTAAAAACTCTGGTGGTATAACCACTTCTCCTGGTCGTAAATGTGCAAGCTCAGTATCTGGGCCTTCACCGTATTGTTTTATTTGTTGTACTTCAGCTGCAAGTGGTGATTCTTGAATTGCAGCTCCACGCGCCAATAAATCTTCAAGTATTTGTTTTTCTTCTTCAGTCATGTCCTTAGCAGCATCGTCCAGGTACATGTCAATCTCTTGTTCAGAAACTTGACCTCTTTGCATCATGTCTTGTGGTGGCATTTGCCCACCTGGACGCATCATCATGTCTTGTGTGACACTACCGCCTGCTTGTAATCCGTAAACTTTTCTTAAACTGTCTTCTAATGCGCTCATGGTGTACTTACTGTCACTGCTCCTATACTTGTTGTTGCAGAGAGTCCAGTCAAGTAAGTTTGATGTTCATACAGGTTTCTAAACTCTGTACCATCAAAGGCTTGGTGAACCTCTGTCGTTGTGTTAAATATAATAGCTCCTGTAGCAAATTGCAATTCGCTAAGGTCTGTGGAGTTATATGATTTTATTGCGTCTGGATCAACAGATCCTAGGTTAATTTCTAAAATCCTAACCAAACGATTGAAAGTATCAGCTGAAACGGTATCACCGACAGCAAAAGGTAGTTGTGTAGGTAATAATTTGCTCATTATCTACGCCCAGATGGTTGAATCTCTACTCTTGTACTACCAAGCCTCCACTTGTAATTTTTTTGATCAGCCTCAGTGTTATCATCGTCGGACTCAAAGCGCAGAACAAACTGTCTTGCTCTTGATCGTAAAGATGTAAAGGTTGAGCTTGTGGTAATTTGTGAGGTCGAATCAGTTGATAAAGTTTGGTTGCTAAAGTCACGTCTTTTAACCACAACGTTTATAGCTGGGTTTTGACTGGTGCCTGTATCATTAAAAAATAATATATCTGGCAGGATTCTTTTTAAAAATACAAACCTGTCGCCGTCTCCTATATCAATGTCAGCAGATTCTATAAAAACACCATCCATAGCGCTTTGATCATTATTAAATCCTTTCTCATGTTCGTAAATATATTTAGATCCGTTTTCACCACCTGCTAGCGGTTTGTCTAATACGCCTGCTGCAAGCCAAGAGTATCTTTCTAATGATCCAATACTCCAGGTACCCTCTTCATAATTGTAAATCGCATACCTAGATATTTCACTAGTGTCGTCTGTAAGCGAAGGGTAAAAAAACCAAACTTCTGAAAACTCTTCATTAAGTCCTGCAAAGCATTTAAACGCCTGTCCTTCATCAAGATCTGAAAATACATAATCTTGCACGCTACAAGGTATTTGTTGTACCGATCCGTTGTAATAGTAAAAACCTTTTTTAGACATGTAATAAACACCTTTGGGTGAATTACATACGGCTTTTGGTCCAATCAAACCAGCTCCTTCATTAATAAGGTTTACAGCAAAGGTTAAAGGCGGTCCTATAAAATTCATAGAATATAACGAGGTATCGGTCCAAATAAGTATTTCTTGTCTAGCTTTAATGCCACCGACTATTGATGATCCAGATGATAATCTTAAAGATCCTGCTGTATTGGTTGCTAATGGTTCAAACTCTAATGGGTTCTCTTGATCACTAAAAGCTACAAGCATAGGATCCAATGTTCCTGTTCTTGAGCTTCCGCTTATGGGATCTGCGCCTAAAACCACTAAATGTCTGTCTGTTTCAGATGTAATGACTTGTAAGGCTTGCGTTGGAACTAAATTTGCGCCGCTAGTTGTAGCTAACTCAACTGCCCTTGTTGATAAACCGTCATTTTCTACCCAACGATAAATACCACCACCCCTTGGGTTTATAATTAAATCTTCGCCGTAATTATCGTGTGTCCATAATCGTAGTTGGTTTGCTGCTGAAATAGCTGTTGATGAACCCCAACCACCAGCACCCCAAGTTCCTACACCCCAACCAGTAGACTGTACATAATTTTCGAGTCCAGAATTGATTTGATAAGCCGCATCGGTTGAAGATCCGCCATTACCAGAATCACTAGAGTTTGCTGTGACACTTGATCCGCTTGTATCTTTTGCAGTAATTTCATAAGTATTTACACTTGTCACCAGGTTGATTTGATATTCTTGATTTAATACCACTGCCGTGATATTACCACCCAAACTAACCGCACTTGAAAATGTAACAAAATCACCGTTGACAGCTCCATGACTTGCATCAGTCACTGTGATAGTAGATGATCCATCGGTTGCAGCAAAAGTTGCTGCGTTAGTGGTATTTTTTCTTATAGGCGTAACATCATTATATGTTCCACCTTCTTGAATGTAATATTTATTAGTTGCGCCTATACCAAGATATTTTGATCCGCTCAAAGAAATCCAAGAGTGTAGAGCTCTAGCAGAACCAACTATTGTATTAGTAGAAAACTTCTCCCAACCACCAATTTTTTCAACTCGACCTTTTCT